ACAGTGTTGACTAAAGATATATCCTTGTATAGGCTGTTTTGTACATTTAACGTACTCTCTACTACGATAGTGATGTCATCTAAAATGTCATCAATAGTATCGGAAGCACCAGATTGGTACACTTCAACTATAAGTTGTAAAGATTTTTCAACAGTTCTTGGATAACTAGTAGTAATAGGTTCTGAAGACTCATCTCTTGTATATACTAGTATCGTAGGTAGTGTTGAGCTACCAAGAGGGTAAACCCTCGATGAATATGTTGTATATGCAGTAGTGTTTAAAGCAGCGACTATTAAGTCTCTAGCTTGTTGTCTTACATGACTCATTATTGTTTCTCCAATCTAACCAGCGTTACGCCAGTTCCATCAGGTTCTATACCTCTAACCAGATATGTGAGACTATTAAATTCAAATGTATCACCATATGAAATACCAGAAATCTTTGAAGATTCATAGTAAAGCACTGGATCAGCAGATTCAACTACTACAGTTCCTCCCGCTTCTATACCTACGAAATCATTATTAAAAATAACGTTAACGTTAGTGACCTTGCTACTAGTGGTCTCTGTGAAGATTGCAGCAGTAGCATGCTCGTCAGTTAAGAAGAAGTTGTCTGTAGGTTGATCTAACATTTAATAGCCTCTATCAATTACACTGCTTTAGCGAAAGACTCTGCGTTACGTAAGCCAGTATCCGCTTCAGCGTATACAGCAAGACGAGTTGCACCAGTGTTAGACTGCGAGTAAGGATCAACTAAGATATCTACAGAGCCCCAAGTAGCGATTACTAGGTCATTGAAGTTACCGAATACAATTGTTCCTGCAGGAGCTAGAGTAGATGCTACTACTGGGAAGCCCAATAGAGTATCGCCGTCCATTACCATTACAGAATCACCTGTTCCTTTAGCTGTTTGTCTCATTTGGCCGATTGTAGTTGGATGACACATGAATGACATCGCACCACCAGCTGCATTAGCTGCGCCTACTGAAGCTACTAAGTCTACTACTGTAGCCCAAGTTACGTTACCAGATCCGTCCAAAGCAGCAGTACCAATACCAGCAGTATTAGTAATACCAGTTGGAGCAGAACCACCAGCGCCTTGAATAGCAGCCATATCTAAGTTAGTTGCAATGTTCTTAAGAAGATCACTACGCAACATAGCTTCGATTGAAGGGTCACTCTGAATCATTAGTCTACGAGATACATCAACATATGCTGCTAATGTTTTCGGAGCTAATGCAAGAGAACCTACAGCAGCTACTGACTCAGCAGGATCGCCACCTTCAGCTACCCATGCAGCATCAGTTGCACCAGTTAACTTAGGTAAGTTTACGTTACCTTGTAAGCCTTGTAAGTATGTAGCACCCATTTGACCTAGTACTGATTCAGCACGTAGAGCATCAATAAATGAACCCTGGCTAGTACCTACAGCACCGGCACCAGTCGTAGTAGTAATATCACGTTGGCTCCAGATCTCGTTAGATGGTAAGTAGAAACCTCTAGCTTCTTTACCTAACTTAGCAGCTACAGCGTTAGAACATTCAAGTTCAAATTCAGCTCCAGACCAGTTGTTAGTAGAAGAAGCACGTATAGCTTTCATTAAAGAGTAGCTACGAGATTCAGTTTCAGTTAAGCCAATAGTTGTATCTACTTGTGTTTCAGCAGACTTATCAGCCATCTTGTTCAATACGGACTCACGGAAAGCATTAGTTGCTACTCCATCACGTACAGCTTTCTCAGCATCAGCAGATACGCTATGTTGACGGCCTATTGCCAAGATATCGGCAGTTCTCGTCTGCTCATTCTTAACAGCATCCCTGCGGATTTCTGTTTCGTTTAATTCGATTTTATCAGTCATTTTAATTTCCTGTTTATCTTGTTGGTTAATTTCTTCAACCTCACGTTTAATAACGTTAGTGTTGAACTCTTGTGTGTCGGATCTACCAATTCCAACTGAACTATCAGCCGGTATAGATACGACACTTATTTCTAATGGCGTCCAACGTGTAGCAAGATAACTATCCAGGCCATCTCTCTTACTTTGCTCTTCCATTTCGTCAATACGGTATCCCACACTAATATTCGTGCGTATACCATCCCGTACGTCTTGCATCCATTCTGCTGCCTTAACGCCTTTCCCAAAGCGTATAGTGGCTATACCACGGCCTTCTTGGATACTTGCTGTTTCAACCACACCTATCTGATCTTCAGGGTTGTGATCTGCTAGCAATGGAGCTTGTCCACTGCTAAGGAATTCTGTGTCTACACTCTCAGGTGTATGACGTAATGTTTCTATGCCCCAGCTTCTTTCAACTGGTTTTTCAGAAGAAAAGCTAATCTCAAGTGATCTACTTTCTTCATTAAGTGCGCCTAAATCAGCACTTCTATAATTAATATTGGTCTTCATTCGAGGTCTCCTTCTGTTGTTATTCCTAATTTTTCTCTTAGCTTCTTTTCTTCAGCTAATTGCTGATATATTTCAGTAATTTCTCTTCCACTTTCGATAGCTACTTCTTGTGCCGACTTTAATCCTGCTCCAACTGCCTTAATATTTGCAGCGATTTCTTTCTCTGGATTAATAAACTGCCAGCCTCTAGCTTTAAATGCGTGTTGTTCGAACTTACCTATCTTGCGTAATGGAAGATTAGACATCTCTAAGGTAAGCGCTATGCTTAACCACTCCTTATAAATATTAGTCATAAATCTTTCTATGAACCAATTTTGTACAGTTCTGTAGTAATCACGTTCTTCTATTAGTCCTACTCTTGCAGAACTGTATGACGTTGAGCTAAGGTCGGATGAAAGTGAGTGATAGCTAACGTTAAGACCAGAAGCTACACCTCTTAATATTGAGGTAGAGAATTGGCTGAAACCAGAGTTAGGATGTGTAGGATTCCATTCTTTGAAATCTTCTCCTGCAGCTAGTTGTTCGAATGTACCAGGATCTGCTTTTAAGCTACCAGGTAGCATAGCGTCATCACCAGTATAGCCACCACCATCTGGTGTGGTTATAAAGCCCATCTTAGATGCACCAACGCGAGCAGCTACTAATTCAGCTTCCTCGTATTTACCAAGCATATTAAGACGTTCCATTACAGGTGAAAGCCAGCTTACGCCTCTTACTTGTCCTGCTCTATCTTGTTTGAATAAATGGATTATCTCGTCTGCTGGTACTCTAATTCTATTAGCATTCATATTCTCGCTAGGATGAGAACTAAGTATGTGATAAGCTATTGGCTCACCATATGATCCTTGTTCCACACCCATTCTTACGACATTACCATTCTTTAACGATGCGTTAAATTTGTGGTCAAGCATATCTGGTTCTATAATCTGTAAAGCAAAACTAAACTTATTGCTAAAGCCTTTTACTTTACGAACCAATACTTCACCGTCTCTTGCTATAGTCTTTAATAGTAGTTGTTGAATATCAACAAAACTTAACTGTCTGCTGACATCACAATCTTTCTGCCATTCATTCCACATCTTCTCAATTGCTTGATTAGCTGAGGTATCTAATTGACCATTTGAATCTACTGACTGTACTTGTAGCTTAATACCGGGGCCGATTACGTTAGTACTTAATAAACTTAAGTATCTAGCAACGTAATCATTGTTTTGTGCTAAATTACGACTTCTATTTCTAAGGTTCTCTATTACATTCCCACCTATTTCCATATTAGGTGAACCTTGATATACTGACCAATCGCCATTTAATCTAGATATGTGAGAAGCCTGAAATGCACGTTTTTGTTGTTTGAACATATTATTGAAGAACTTCATTAGAAAGATACCTCCACTGAGCGAGAGTACTTTTTCTCTCTGCGAACTAGAGCTGAATAGAAGCTCTTAGCATCGATTAATTCTTTCCATGTGAATCTTTGTAATGAACGTCCTGCGATTGTGTAAGATTTTTGATCTTGAGTCGCTTTTCCTTCTAATATGGCATTTATGTTGTCTAATATCTTTTCGCCGTTAGAACGAGAATCTAGACCTGTTGTGAGTCCTAAATATGACGGTTTTACGTCCAACTCTCCAGTTTCTAAAGTCTTTCTAGCTCCAGCGGCTGTTGTAACTACTGTTTGGAATCTCCACGTACCAGAAGTCCAATTACTAGTGTCTACTGTACAAGTCCATTTAGTTGCGCTGCCTACGCAAACTACAGTGTTTACCGTATCTATTGATACGAAATGCATCCTTAAAGTATCAGCTACGTAATCGTATCCTGAGAATCCTCTTTCAAACTCTAAGCTATCACCTTGATATGTTACTTCGGTCATTATCTTGCCTCCACTTTGATGTTAAAGTACCGGCTTTCAGTGCGTCCACCAACTGTAGTAATCTGGTTTTTAAGTAGGTATGTAGTACCTGTTAAACCACCACTTAGCCATACAAGTGCTTGTGTTGTAGTGTTAATCTGAGAGTCCTTTGTAATACCACTAGGTACAGTAAAGCTTGAGGTAGCGATAGTATCGGTACCTAGCCATCCAGACCAATCGATTAGGTAATCGAGAGTTCCATCAGGAGTCTTAAGTAATTGTTCTGTTATCATAAGGAATCCTATATCTTCTAATAGATGCAGTATTAAATGCTCCACTAATTAATAATGCCGTAGTAGAAACACTTAAGCTTGCTGAAGCGGATTTAACTAAGGTACTTGTTGTTGTTATTGTTGCTGAGGTACTTAAAGTACTTGATCCGGACTTAAATAAGTCACCATCAGCTGTCAATCCTGTTGTAGTGCTTAATGTAGCACCACTTTGTTTTACTAGGGTGCCTTCACTAGTTACTACGAACGTTGACGCTAAGCTTGACTCACCTAAGACATCAGTGCCAACCTGTCCTACTGCCGTTAAGCCAAAAGTTGAAGCAAATGTTGCGCTTCCTTTATGGATCGTACCAACTACTGCGTCTGCCGTTAACCCAAATGTTGAAGCAAATGTTGAACTTGCTTTATGGATCGTACCAACTACTGCGTCTGCTGATAAGCTAAAGGTACTACTTGGTGTAGCACTACCAAAGTCTGTAATAGCACCTGTAGCAGTTAGCCCTGTTGTAGCACTTAATGTTGCGCTACCTAGGTGTGTTACTAAAACTAAAGCTGTTGCTGCAGCTGTGAAGGTACTCGCTAAAGAGCTATCACCTTCATGGATTAT